CTCCGAGCTTGCACGACTCGGGTCGTCTCGCCCGAAGAAAAGAGCATTGGTCATTGAGGATTCTTTGGAAAACCTTGCCACTAAGTATTTGAAACTTGACCAGCAACACAACCCTGACCCGCTAAGAACTCCTGATGGTCAGGAATTTATTTCTGAGCAGTTCACCAAAGACTTTATGGTCAAAGTGGATGCTCACTCCTCAAGCCCTGTGTTCATGGAAGATTTGAAGCATGACGCAACCGAATTGCTGAAAGCCAAAGCAATTACTCGGTCGATGTACGTGAAGCTGATCCATCCCCCAATGGAACAAGAAATCTTGCAAGAACTCAAAGAGATTGAGAAAAAAGAGGAAGAAATGGCTAAGTTGCAAGCCGCGCAAGCCCAACAAAAGGGTGCTTGACAAGGTTTGTAGATTTGATATATTGGAGTTGCTGGGGAGCGGTGAAACAGTTCAGCCGACCAATTGAACTGGTGCATTTATGGACAAGGAAAACCTGCCATGCGTAAAGCTAAACGCGGTCGTAAAAGCAAGCGTTAATTCGTTTGTGACCATTCACAATTCACCCTTCCTTTCAACCTAATTTGGAGAACCATCATGGCTCGCAAAATGAAACGTTCAAAGCGCAAGTAATGCGTAGGGGCTGAGAAATCAGCCCTTTTTTACATGGATATAGGGGCTATGTAAAAAATCACAGGACAGAAATGGCATACGACTCATACGGTGGACTTAGCGTAAATACTGAGGGCAGAAAGCCCTCTTTTTCTGTTGTTGCAAACAGTATTAGCTTGGCAGCCACCGCTACTGATTACTTTACCCTGTCCAACCCCGCAACAAGCAACAAAATCTTGCGTGTAACGTTTGTCAGAAGTGTAAGCACATCTACTGCAAATAACACACCAAACGTTTACTTTTACAAACGTACTACCTCAAATACTGGCGGTACAACAAGTACGTTGACCCCTACTTATTACGACACAAACAACCCAACTGTTTCTGGTGTGGCAGTTACTTATTCTGCCAACCCTTCTGCCCTTGGCACAGGAACATTGGTGTATGGTTCACACGCATTTTCATCTTCTGGAACAACAAACATTTCACCAATTGAGCTGACATTTGGTCAAAGACCATCACAATGTTTGGCGTTGAGACCGGGTGAATTGTTTGCTGCAAATTTTGGCGGTCAAACCGTACCCGGTGGTTTTACAACCTTCTTGGTCGTAGAATGGACAGAAGAAATACTGAGTTACACTTGACTTGGAAACAAATGTGATGTATTTTTCGCTTAATTAAGGAAAACAAATGGCTGCAACACCTGCTTCTCCCCCGAAAATTGGTTCGTTGACCTATCCTCCGATGGCGGCGAATACAGACACGGCTATCACTGCTCTTGCTGGCGGTGGTCAATCTGGCGCGACTCTTTTGACCGCGCAATTCAACAAAGTTGCAACAGTTGCATCTGCCAACGACTCAGTTAGATTGCCGCAGATCAGCGCAATACCCAACACATTGGGTGCAGTTGGTTCTTCTGTGATTGTCAGCAATGCTGCCGCGTCAAACTCATTGCAAGTTTTTGGTTCTGGTACAGACACCATCAACAACGTAGCAACTGCTACAGGTGTTGCCGTAGGCGCAGGTAAGACAGCAATCTTTATCTGTCATAGCTGGAGTGGCACTGTTGGCAACTGGTACATGGTGCTGTCAGCATGACCCCCGATTTAATGAAACTTGTTGCTGGTGGCGCAGGACAAGGAGCATCTGCTCCAAACCCTATGGAAGCCGCCGCACCAACCAACACGCCACCTGTCACCGCACCGATGGCAACTCCCCAACCCCAAGAAGGCACACAACAAGCCGCTATGGTGAACATCACTATGGCGATGGATTTGTTGGAAGCCTCGCTTGCGTCTTTTGGTTCGGAGAGTGAAGAAGGTCAAGCATTGCTGAGTTCATTGTCAAATCTTTCTCGTAAATTTGGCGCAAGCAAGAAAAAAGCAGAAGGCTTAATTCCTGCTGAAATCATGCAGATGATGCAAACATTACCGCAAGCTGGTGGTGGCTCACCGCAAGCCAAGGCAATGAACGCACCTCCTCCAATGCCAATGCCTCCCGGCGGCGGTATGCCTCCTCCACCAATGTAAGGAAACATCATGACTTCAAAGTATCTCGAACCGTCCGCAAAAGGTTTTCGTCAACCTCTGGACAACCGTCAAGACAATGGCCCTGTGGTCAATCCTCCCCGCTTAAACCAGTTTGGCGGTTTGGACAAGATCAAAGAACCATACGGTGCTTTCAAAAACAAGATGAGCATCGTCAAGCCCGGCAAAGGCCGTTAATCCACAGACATAAGCAGGGGAAACTATGTCACTCGAAAACTATTCAGTTGATCAAATTCAAGAGCTTGCAGCTTTGGCAGACTCATTGACCAAGAACCCAAAAACACGGGAATCATTCTTGCGTCTTGCCAAAACCGCATCTCCTGAAACACCGATTCCAGAAATTGACCTCAAAGACCAAGTTCGTGCAATGGCACAACCTTTGGTTGACAAGGTTGCAACCCTTGAACGTCAGATGTTGACCCGCAGTGTTGAGGACAACATCATGGGCAAGCGCAACAGCTTGTACGAAAAGGGGTTCAAAAAAGATGAAGTCGATCAGATTGAAAAACTGATGGTTGAAAGACAGATTCCCTCGCATGACACAGCGGCTGAGTTTTTCAGAATGCAAAAGCAAACCGCTACGCCTACACCGAGCACCATGACTCCAATCACTTTGCCTACAAACGTGATGGAATCCATGAAGAACGGTGGACAAACTGGCATGAACCAGTGGGCAAGAGGAGAGGCATACTCGGTTATCAACGACCTGAAAGCAGGACGGACGTTGGTATGATTTTTTGGAAACCCACTCTTGTAGGCGTTGAGGTGGGTTCTTGCGAACAGGGGCGCAAGGAAAGTAGCTTCAACGCCGAATTCAAAGGAGAATAATCATGGCAGTTTTGGGTGCAGGTATCATCCCCTCGGGCAGTATTGCAAATGAGTTGACGTATGTCACTCGCCGCGCATTCGTGCCTAAACTTGTTGTTCAACTCTACAACAGCACACCACTGTTGGCAGCGTTGATTGGCAATTCACAAACAGCAGTTGGCGGTGTTTCGTCAGTCTCTGTACCAGTACAAGGAACATCCTTTGTAAATGGTCAGTGGTCTGATTACTCAGGCGCATTCAACCAACCCGCAGTTCAGCAAGGTGCTTACCTTTCTGAATTCAACTTGAAGTTGATGATCACCCCCATCCCGTTTTTGGGCATGGAAGGTATTGTTCAACTTGACCACGCTGTTGTGCCTCTGATCGAAGCACGAATGAACGATGCTGGTAACGTGACAATGGACTTGATGTCCACTGCTCTGTATAACAACTACACCAACCAACAACAATTTATTGGTTTGCCCGGTGCTATTGATGACGGTACAAACTTGGTGACATACGGCAACATCAACCGTACATCAAACACATGGTGGAAGTCCAAGGTTTACACCGCTGGTTCAGTGAACCCCACACGTCAAAACGTTCTCCAGTACATCTCTGGTACTGTCAAGAACGGTGCTGAACTGCCTACATTTGCTGTTTGCGGTTTTGGTACATGGACACTGTTGGCTCAAGACTTTGTTGGTCAAGAGACATACATGATTGACGCAAACAAACCTGCTGGTTTTGCGTTTGACTCAAATGGCCCTTCTACTGCTTTCCGCGCCTTGATGGTTGCTGGCATTCCTGTGTTTGCCGACCCATACTGCCCTGAAGGTACTATGTACATGGTGAACAGCAACTATGCCAACCTGTACATCCACGAACAAGCCTCATTTGCTTTCACTGGCTTTGAATCCACCCTGTCCAACTGGCAGTTGGGTTATGTCGGTGCGTTGGTTAACGTAGCCGAGTTGGTGGTTACCAAGCCCAAGGCGATGACCCGTATCACTGGCTTCAATAGCTTGACCATCTAAGGAGAAAAGAAATGGGCATTCAACTTATCGGCGCAGGTACACGCACATCAGCGTTCACCTCAGTCCCTCTGACATTGCACTCTGGTCAAACTTACCAGATTCCCTCTGGTCAATATTTGATCAACCTTGGCCCTTACTCAGTCGTTCAGTCTTACGACTCTGTGACCCAAACATGGAAGCCAATGCAGACACCCACCAACAGTGACTCTGTGATTGTTTCTTCTGACGGTTTTAATTACCGTGTTCAGAACATCACTGGTACTGCTGTGGGTGCATACGTTACCAACGGCGGCTCTGGTTACACCAACGGTATCTATCCTGCATCAACAACCACATCTTCACAGACCAACTATGTGATCGCCACTGCTTCCGCAGCAGGTGCTCAATCATCTTTGGTCGGTACGATCGCTAAGTACAACGTTATCGTTGGCGGTGCAATCTCTACCACCGTGACCGTGACGACCGCAGGTTCTGGCTACACCCGTCCTGTCAGCTTGATTTTCTCTGACCCTCCTGCTGGTGGTGTTCGCGCCTCTGGTTATGTGTCAGCATTGTCAAGCGGC